ATGGTGAGCTGGCGGCTGCCGTCGTCAAAGTTCAGCGTGCAGCCCGTCAGGTTCTCTTTCGCGCCCATGTTCTCCGCGATAGCCTCGCTGACTGCGGTGGAAATCTCGGTGGCCTCCTGCTCGGGCAGAGCCATCTCGATCTCCGCCGTGGCCTTTTCGCCCTCCGTCAGGATATAGGCGTAGACCGTGGTGGCCCGCTTGAACGCCTCCCGAATGAGGAGCATCTGGCGGTTGGGGTCGTCGTCGTAAATGCTGTACCCGAAAGTGGCCGCCTCTGCGTCCGGGCTGGCGTTCGTCAGCTTAATGAACTTCTTGGCCGGGCCGTAGCTTGCCTTGGGGAGGGGGATAATCACGGTGCCCCGCGTGCCCGCGCTGATTACCGCCTGCTCTCTCCCACTCTCGAAGTTGATATACGTACCCGGTCGCGTCTTGCCTACCAGTTTGTCGAATCTGCCTCCGGCCATCTCACTTCACCTCTCTTTTCTTCCACGCCTCGATGTGCGCCCCCATTTCCTCGACGGTATACTTGCCCGTCATTCCATAGGTCGCCCCGGCGAACGTACTCGTCGATACTCCAAAGAGCTGACGGCAATTCTCCTGCAACTTCCCGACGGCATATTTCGGCGCGGCCCCGGTCTTTACCGTTGCCTGCTCGCCAGTGGCCGCCTTGCGTCTTGCTGCCATATCATAATCCTCCTTACTCCGGCTGGCCGCCGGACTGGTTTACTGGGACGGCGTACTTCTCCAGCGCCTCCGCGTATGCGTCCGAGATGGTTTTCCCTGACTTCATAAACACGTCCACGTTGAACGAGTGCGCCCTCTCCCTGTCTGCTGTGGTGTCGCTGTAGGGCCTGCGGCTCCGCCAGCTTATTGTGAGCTGCGCGGCCCCGTCGTCCAGCACCCTGAGCTGCGGGTCGTTTATCCTCACCCAGCTCCCCGCAATCTCGCTGCCGTCCTCCGCAATCAGCGGTACGAGGTTCCGCGCCGCCCGAATCGCCGTTATGACCGCGTGGCCGAGGCTGTACGCTCCCTGCCCTGTCTTGTGGAAAAGTTTGATAAACCAAACGTAATCCATGTAGTAGGTAAGGAACGTCTCTCCGCCCGTGTCAATCTCCGGCGTAGGGAAGTAGGCCGCCGGAACAGAGAAGTTCTGCGGCACATTCCAGTAGTACGGGGCCGGGCCTCCGGCCTTGTCCAGCACGTATTTGATGATGCTCGCCATCTCCTGCTCAAGCACCTGTTTCCACCTCCCTTATCCGCCGCCGAAATAGCTGTCCAGCCATTCTTGCAGCTTTGCTTCCAGCAGCTCCGGGTAAATCCTGTCGAGTATGCGCAGCGCGCTCTCCCAGTAGTGCTTGCCCTCTACCCAGTGCTGCTTCAACATCATTCCCGTCTCTGCCGACGGGTCGTAAATGAAGCGGTCGCCCTCCCAATACCCCGGCACCCAGCGTCTCGCCACGCCCTTGGTATTCGTCCAGTGCCCGTCATTCACATAGCTCGCGTAGTCCACGTTCGTCCCGACTTCCAGCGTCAGCCCGCCGTCAGTCAGCTCCCATACGTTGCCCTCCGCTCCTTTCTCGAAGCTGGCGAGGAGCTGCCTGCTGTCCAGCACTTGCCTCCTCACGATCTCGTCCTGCAAAATCCGCAGGAACTCGTTCCCCAGCCCCTCCAAGAACAGCTCAAACTCCTTGCGGAAATCCCCCTTGGCCGCCCGCTCCACGCTTCCAAAGAACGCCCGGAAATCGGACATATCTATCTCCACGTAGCTCATAGGTGCCTCTCCTCGTCAATCTTCTTGATATAGACGAACAGGTGGTGGTTCCGCACGTTGATGGGCTGCTCCGCCGTGTACTCGTGCCCGGTCGCGCAGTCCACGATTTTGTCGTTGAGCCGCACGTCGGTTCCGATGGGGAGCGTGAGCTTGATTTTCGCGTCCATCAGGTTCTCCGGGGCCGTCTGCGTAACTGTGATGCTCGCTGACCGCACCCCGAAATGGCAGCTCTGCCCGCTGATGTCCGGCTCCTCCGGGTAGGAGAACGAGGGGGAGGCCGGGAGGTTGTACCCCGGCGACTTCTCCCCCTCGACGACGTGGTAGATGTCGCACGTGTGGTTGAGTAGGTTCTCCAAGCTCATGCCCGCACCCCCCCTCAAAGCCGCCTCATGCGCAGCGTTATCCCCTTGCGCGGCTCCGCCACAACAAAGTCGTCCAGCAGGGCCGCGAGGTCTAAACCGTCCAAGCTGATTTGGCTCGTCTCGGAGGTGTAGCTGTAGTCGTCGAACGTCTCGGATTTTACTTCTTTCGCGGCGAGGACGGCGTTGTGGGCGTATGCCTCCGCCAGTATCAATACCGCCGTCTTAATGCTCGGTGGTATCTCCTTGTAGCTCTCAAAGGTGTTGTGCGTGTATGTGATTACATACTGCTCCGCCCTTGCGACGTCCACCGCGAGCCGCGTGTCGCTGCGCTTCTGCACCGACGGTATCTCGGAATAGTCCCTAACCTCCTGCGGTGTTACCCACGGTCTTTCCGCCATCGCGCCCACCGCCTTTACACTTCAAGGCGTACCGCTTTAACGAAAATATCCGCGCAGCCCTCGCCCGTCTCCTCTGCGGACAGCTTGGCCGTCAGGGTCACGTCCTTGTCGCCCACGGCGGCGTATGCGCCGTCCTTGGTGGTGAAGCCCACGGCGTTCAGCGCGACGGCATCGAGGTACTTCACCGCCTCCTCCTGATCGCCGGACACGTCCAGCGTCGCGCTGGCGAACGCGGTCTTGACATCAATGCCAAAGCCCACAATACGGAAGCCCGCCGGGAGCTTGACGGGGAGCTGCGTGCCCTCCGCTGCGTCGGTGTCCTTGTTCACGGTTCCGAGGTAGAACGTCTGCTCAATGCCGCAAACGCCTCTATCGAAAATTGCTACTTTCATCTGCTTTGCCCTCCTTTAGCTTTCCTGCAGGTCAATCATTGTGGGGCTGCCGTTGGAGTAGTCCCCCTCCGCCCACAAGATTGCGTTCACAAAATCGGCTTTCTTAAAGCCCTTGGTTTCGACCACCCCGACCTCCGGGGCAATCTCCTTTAGCTGCTCGAGCGTCATGTCCTCAAGCTGCTCCCGCGTGTATGGCTCCCTCTCGGGTTCCGGCTCCATCGGCTCCGGCTCGCCCGTCACCATGCGGAAATAGCCCGAGGCCACCGCCGCCCGGGCGATGGCCTCGTCCTCCACGAACACGTCCGGGTGTTCCTTTGTTGCCTTGACTGGGCCGTAGTAGGAGAGGGCCTTTACCAGTTTCAAATGGTAGCTCATGGCCGCCCTCCTCTCTTACTTCAAGCCCTTGATGATGGCGGTCGCGTCCAGCTCCTCGATGATGGGGTCGTAGTCGAGGTGGATAACGTAGAAACGCTTATCCTGCATGATGGCTTCCTTGCCCTCGGTGGTCTTGCGAATCTGCACGCTGTAGGTGTTCACCACAATCAGGTTCCGGGGGTCGGTCAGCAGGATAGTGCCGTCGTCGAGGGACGGGCACTCCACGGCCTGAATGCGGGCCGGGGCGGTGTAAATGCTGTCGGGCACCGCGCCGCCTGCGCCGATAACCTTGTTCAGCAGGAACAGCTCCCACTCCTGCGCCCGGCGGGGGGACATCAGCCAGCGCAGCCGACCATTGTTGTACTTGTTCGGAATCTGCGCCAGAGCCTTGTAGAACAGGTCAAGGCTCATTTCGCCCTCGCTGGAAGCGTCATAGACGTGGCCGCCGTTGGAAATCTGCTTAATCCAGCCGTCATTGATTTTCAGGAAATCGTAGTCGGCGGTGCCCTCGGCCACGTCCTCGTCGCCGTTGAGGTACAAGTCCTCCATGTCCACGCCGAGCTGGGTAGTCATAAGGTTGGTGACGATGTTCTCGAAGTTCTGGCCCTCGATATTCTCGCGCAGGGTCTCCTCGGTGATTTCCCAAGGCAGGCGTACAGCGGTGGTGCTGTACTCGATCTGGCTGGTTTTCACGCCAGCGCGGTAGTTGTCGTCCGTGTTCTCGGTCTTTTTGCGGACGATGCGGCGGTCAATGCCAATCTTGTCGATTTCGCCAGTCTTGGCGGTGCGCATCTCATGGCGCACGAGGCCGCCGAGGTTGGTGGCCTCAAAAGTCTGCTGGATGAATCGCCGGGCCTGTTCCGGGTTCAGCAGGCCAGAGGACAGGCTGCCCGTCTCAATGGCCGCTTTGCGAATGATGGTGCTGTTATCCATTGTCTGTTTTCCTCCTTATGTTTGGATTAGAGAATGCCGTGCAGATAGTGCTGCTCGCCTGCGGCCTTTTCGACGCCGCCGCCGAGGTTGCTGGGGAGGCCCCTGCTTTTCAGCACCGGGTCAACCGCCTTTGCTACCGCTGCGGTAATCATCTCCTGCACCTGCTCTGCGGTAACTGCCTCGTGCTGCGGCTCAAGGGCCTTTTCGACCGCCGCCTCTACCATAGCGTTGATGGCCTCGGGGGTAATCTCGTCAGCCTTGGAGACGCAGCCGCCTTTCTTCTTGGCCTCGGTCACGGTCTCCTTTTTCTTGGCCTCCTCCTCGGTTTCTTCCTCCTCGGGGGTCTTGGCTGCGGTGTTGGTGGCCTTGGCGAAAGCCGCCTCTACAGCCTTTTCCACAATCCCCTCAACTTCCTGTTTAGTCACTTGCTTTTCCTCCTTGTCTGCTTTCTTGGTGCCCTCCGGGTTGTTCTCACCCTCGCCGTCCTCCGGCTCCGGGTCGTCGAACTCCTTTAGGAACGCGCCCAAGCTCTCGTAGATGCCTTTCAGCGTCTCGCGGTTCTTGCCACTCATTTTCTTCCCGGCCTTTTCTACGGGCTGCCCGGTCTGAATGGTCTCGGTAATGCTCTCTCCGCCAGTGAGAATACTGGTGATAATCTGGCTGAACTCCTCAAGGCACTCGCGCACCTTGGTCTCGTCTGTCTCGTACAGGTAGCGGCCCGTGATGGGGTCGTATTTATATAAAATCTCCTCAAGGGAGTTAAAAGCGTTCCAAAAGAGCGTGCCCTTGCTGCGCTCCTCGTAAAGCTCCGCCATAGCCCCCTTTTCCACCACGTTCAGCCCCAACGCTTTCGCCAACTGTTTCAGCAGCCCTTTCTTCTCGCTGGTTTCCTGTTTGCTCACGTTCTCCAATTCAACGTCCTCCTCGCTGTAATTTCCGAGGCCGCCCATCGAGAGGCCTGTGATCTCGCCTTTCTCAATGCCCTCCCACACGCTCTCGTCTGCGACCTCTACGGTCATAAGCCATGTCCCTTTTTTGATTGTCTCGCCGTCGATGTCGAAATCCGCCTTGGCAATCCAGCTCTCCACGACGCTCGCGCCGTCCAGCGGCTCGAAGCTGTGTTGCAGGTCTACCTTGTTGCCGTTCTTGGCAAACCAGTAGGCCGCCTTGGTGATTTCCGCCTCGGTCATAAAATTGCCGTGGCTGTCCTCCGCCATCGGCTCGTAGACAATGCCCGTGACGTAATGGGTCTCCGCGTCCGCCTTGACAATCCTGCCATAGGTGGTGAACGCGGCCTTTCCTCCGTCCTCTTTCTTGATAAGGAACTGCCGCTTGTTGGCGGCCTTGTCCACGAGGCTGACGAATTGGATTTTCGCGTCCGTAATCTCGTAGGCTTTTTTCAAGCCTTTCATGCCCTCTCACCTCCTTTCACCGATTATCGGAAAATATAAAAAGCAGCGTCGCCGCTGCTTCTTACCGTGCATCATTTTCGTGGCCCCACGAAAATGGTCTGAACGGCCCGTGAGGGCCGCTGTTTGTCCGGGCGGGTATTTTCCCTCCCGCTCGCTCTCGGACGCTCCTGCGCCACGAGAGGAGGCAGGGGATGCTATTCCTCCTCTATCCCCGCTTTCGCCTTGTTCCTCGTGTCCAGCTCGCGCTCCCATTCGTCGTCCATCTCCTCGATGGCCTGCTGCTGTAGCCTCTGCCGTTCCTCGAGGGACAGGCCCAGCACCTCCGCGCTCACTACGGGCTGGGAGATGCAATGGCAGTTGATGCTTTCCTCCGGCGGGAGGCTGCTGTCGCGTGGGTACATCGGGTAGTAGGTTCCGCCCTTTATCCCGCGCAGCTCAAAGGGCTGGTCTTTCGGCACCCTCTGGCCGTCCATGTCCATGTGGTTCTTGCGCGGGTCGTTTCGGTAGGCCCCCGTGTGCTTCCACATCTTTTCCTCGACCGCCGGGCTTTGCATAAACGCCTCCTGCTGGGCGACGCTGTGCGCCCGCAGCACCTCCGTCACAGCCACGCGCCGGGCCTTGTAGTATTCGTCCCGTATGCCGCTGTCGAGAATGGAGCGGGTGAACTCCTGTATGCTGCTGCCGTCCCGCAGCCCCTTTTCGAGGATGGTCTCAATCTCCTTGTGGCTATTGAGCTGCATAATCTCGCCCAGTGACGCGCTCCACGTTCTCACCCATGCGGTCGTTTTCTTGGAAACCTGCTTTAGCTCGAGGTCTTTGTCCGTCTGCTGGATATAGTAGCCGATGAACTCGGGCATGAACTTCTCAAGTAGCTCCGTGAAAACGGTCGCCAGCTTGCTCATAAGCTCGTCGCTCAACTTCACCCCCGGCCAAACGTCCGCCGCAAACGCCTCAAGGTCTACCGCGCCTTTCGCCGCCTCGAGAATATAGTCGGTCTCGGACAGCAATGCGGCCGCAACCTGCTCCTCCATGTCCTCGAGGTAGTCCAGCGTCTTTTTCGGCTTGGCGTAGCCCTCTTCCTCGAGCGCGTCGGCCAGATCGCCGTCCGCCTTTTGGATGTATGCGTCAATGGCCTTGAGGAGTGGCCCGCATTTCATGCACATGGCTCACTCCCCCTTGTCCATCTTGAGCAGCAGGGCCTTGACCTCTTTCATCACGGCCACCACCGCGTCGTCATGCTGCGTCGCGGCTTTCTGTATCTGCCTCTGTAGGCTCATGGTAATGCCGCCGAGGTCGAACGTCGCCCCGCTCGCCTGCTGGTTCTTGTAGGACAGCGGAATGTCGCCCCACGCGGCCTCCTCCGGGTTCTCGGGGTAGTCCTCTGCGTCCTCTCCAAGGGCCTCGTAAACAATGCGCTTTGCCATGTTCGGCGTGAGGCCGCCCGCGCTGTTCGCTACGGTCAGCAGCTTTTGCAGGTCGTCCGGGTTGCTGATGTCCGGCTCAAGGAAATACGCCTCGACATACTGGAAGTGGTAGCCGTTCAATAGGCGGTTGTTGATGGCCCACGCAAGGCTCTTGCGCTCCGGCTGGAATACCTGCTCCTCCGTGACCTCCTGCGCTGTCTGCGCCGTGGCCCGGTTGAAATCGGTGGTGTAGCCCACGTACAGGTCGGGGAGCTGGAAAGCCGACTGCACCTTGCGGCGGTTGTTGTCCATATACTCTTGGAAAAGCTCGTCTTTTTGAAGTATGCTCGCAAGGTCTTTGACCTCAATCTCCGGCTTTTCCTGCTGGTCGAAGTCGGCCCGCGCATCTGTCGCCTCCGTCTCAAGGACGATGAAAGCGTGCTGCCCGGCCTCTCCCTTGATGTCGTTCATATACTGCTGTAGCTTCTCAAAGCTCTCGTCCGTAAGGGTGCCGCCCTTAACCATAATCATCAGCGGCGTGTGCCGCCCGTTGATGAAGTAGTTGTTATTCAGGCTCTCCGCCCTCCGGCTGCCGTCCACGCCGAGTACCTGCCCTATCCACCGTACCGTGCCGTATGGCTCCGTCCCGATGGCGAACTCCAACAGTTCGTTGGCTTGGTATTGCAGCTCAAGGGTCTCCCCGTCCTCAAGGTACTTGCCGTCCCGCATATCCATCACACGGGGGTCTCCGAACTCCTTGAAGTAGACGACCTTGCCGCCGATTTCCTGCTTGTACTTGCAGTACCGCTTTTTTCTCTCAACCTCCTGCCCGTGGTGCCAGTAGGTCGTGGTGATATACGGCTCAAGGGGGCGCGACTTCCATACGCTCTCCGTCTCCTTGACGAACTCGATCTGGACGACCTCGCCCGCGATGTTGCGGATAACCTCGAGGTAAGAGATGCCGTAGGTCTCCCGCGCCTCAATCAAGTCCTCGAACACTTCCTTGGTGTCCTGCTCGATGTTCAGCAGCTCGATAATCTCCTCCGCCCGCTTGAACTCTGCCGCCATCTCTGGCGTTTCCTCCGTGTCCTCGATGTAGCGCACGCCGATTCCAAAGCCCGCAATATTGTTCTTGTAGGCCCTGATGCACTGGGGTAGGATGGTGCTGTTCTCTACGAGCTTCGCCAGCCCTCTCATATCGTGCCGGGGGTTTATCCAGTCCCCCGCGTTGTATGCCTCCTGCTCCGTAACCTGTACGGGCGTGTCAGCCTTTTCAATGAGGCTCTGCTGCGCCTTAATGACGCGCACCTCCATGCTTGCCCGCTTGCTTTTAGCCACTCTTTCTCACCCCTCTCCTCTTTGGCGGTTTCACTGGCAGGCAAAGCAGCAGCACGCAGTCCGCCTCGTCCGGGGACGGCTGCCCGCGCTTCTTTACCGCGTCTTTGCTCTCAATCTTGATTTTGCTCGCCTCCGTCAGCGCGTACTTGCGCCCGGAAAGCTGCGCCACGAGGTCGTCGTCGTCCGGGAGTATCAGCTCCACGGGCTTTCGCTGCCCGTCCTCGTCGTATGGCTGTAACAGCTTCTTCACCACGGCCATCATGTACGTGGTGCTGTCGTGGTAATACTTGTGCTTTATCCTCTGGCCGAACTTCACCGGGTATATCTCAAGCCACCAGAAACGCTCCGGGTCGTTCCGCTTCACCTGCCGCAGGCGGTCTACCACGCCGCCGCCCACGCCGCCGTCGTCTATCTTGACGGGGATGGGGTCGTTTAGGTGGTATCTCTGCACGAGCTGTTCGCCCAGCAGGATAATGTCGTCTGCGGTTTTCATTGTGTCCTGCCCCTGCCGCTTCTTGTAGAACGTCACCTTTTCGTCTACCTTGTACCCGATTACCGTCTTGTCGTCGCCAAACCGGGCCACGTCGCACCCTATATGCACCAAATCCGGGTTTTTCCGTGGAGAAAACTCCGTCTGAATGGAGTTTTCGACGAGAGAAATCGGAATAAAAATATCATCCTCCTGTAACGGGAAGTCTCCGGCGACGCGAACTCTGAACACGTCGCTGTCCTCTCCGTACATTCGGATGATGGTGTCAATGAAGTCTTGCGATACCCGGGTGCTGTTCCTCCCGTCGATGTGGAACGTGGAGTAGCTGGCCCGGTTCTTGTTGTGGCTGTCGTAGAAAAAGCCCGTGAGCTGCGTCGGGTTCCCGCACATCAGGAGCCGCGCCCCCGGCGTGGAAAGCGCGCCCAGCACAGGCTCGAATATCGTGTCGTCCACGCCGCTGGCCTCGTCGATGATGTAAAGGACGTGTTCAGCGTGGAAGCCCTGTAGAGCGTCCGGCTTGCTGGCCGTTCGTGCCACCGCGAACCATTCCTCCGGATAGCCCCTCATGTAGAGCTTTTCCTTTGTCCATACCAGCTCATTGGCGAGGGACTTGTTGTTCCTTATCCACTTGCTGACCTCCGCCCACAAGATGTCGAATAGCTGGTGCTGCGTCGGTGCTGTGCAAGGGATTTTGGGGAATGGGTGCGTGCAGATGAACCAAATGACCGCCCACGCCTCCACCGCGCTCTTTCCTACGCCGTGGCCGCTTCGGACGGTTGTCATTGGGTTGGCCGCCACGCTGCGGAGTATCTTCGCCTGCTCCGGGTCGGGCCTCGCTCTTATCACGTCCTCGGTAAATTCTACCGGGTGGTCTGCGTAGTACAGTATCGCCTCCGCGTCAAGCATTGCCCTCCTCCTTTCGCTTCTGATACGCCGCTACGATGGTGTCCGCGAGCTGCGTGGGCGCGTCGCTGGCCCCCTTGCTGCTCTGCTCCTCGAACATACGGTTCAGCCGCTCGAGGTCGGTCGCCATTTTGATATACTCCTTAACGTCCTTTGGGGACATATCCTCGACTGACAAGCTGGCGAGGGCCTCCAGTGCTTTTTTCTGCACCTGCATGGCTATCTTGATATGGCGTTCCGTCATGTCCTTGCGGCCCTTGACGGCCTTGGCCCGCGCTTCTTTGTCCAGCTCATTCTCATAAGCCCGGACGCGCTCTTGCCAATCGTGGGCCACGCTCCAACGCTCCATCAGGGCCTTACTCTTGCCTAACTGCTGCCCGACGGCCCGCAAGCTGCGCTCCGGCCCCATGTCCCGGTACGCTGCAAATGCCTCAAATGCCTTTTCGCTCTCGCCCTTTTGACGCTCCCACGGCTTGTCAGTCCATTTTCCCATGTCCTCCTCTCCTTTATCGTTCTCTCGGCTCTGCCCCGACAATCCAAAAGAGAGCATTTTCCGTGTTGAGGTCATGCTCTATCAGATATTTCATGGTCTTGGCCTCGTACTGCGGGTGCAGCTTTACGCCTCCTATCCTCATTTTCTGCTGCTTCTCGTAGACGAAGCCGGGCGTATGGAAAAGGTCGTGGTAAATGAACTCCCGCTCCACGCCAAACCGCCGGAGCGTCGCCCTTACCTTTTCCTGTCGGTCGTATGCCGTGGATATGAGGTGGACGCGCTTGACTTTCTTCCCGTACTTCTCTATCCCGACGAGAACGCCGCTCGCCGTGATTCCGCTGCCGCAGGTGATGTAGAGGTCGTCCAGCTCGTCGGGAATGTTCTGCACCTGCTCGGCAACTGCGCCCAGCAGCACCTCTCCGTAGTCGTCGAGGTTTATCCCGTACTGGACGACGAACATTCTCGCGGCCTGCGCCAGTGCCTCCGCCTTTGCCTTGATCACGTTGTGCCTGCCGCTCTTGGCAAGCACCTCCACTCTGGCCCCGTAGCTCATTGCGAGCCTCGGCATACTCCCGGTGGCGAGCGACACCTGACTGGCCCCCCCGTATGCAACGACGCACGGTAGGCGGAAATGCCTTGCCGTGGCCGCCGTTATCGGGCCTTGCGGGGAGTGTATGGAACAGTAGGTGATTACGCCAGTCATGTCCGGCTTCCGCCTCAATGCGGCCTCTACCAGCATCATGCACTGACGCAGCTTCCCGCCGTTCACTTCTCCCGCCCCGAACGGGGTAAAGAGGTCGTCCCTCTTGAAGTACATTCCCGCTATCTCCTGTACGGGGGTGAGGTCATGCACCGTCATTCCTCTAATCCAAAGAGGCGCTTGTAATAGTCTGTCTTTCCCGAAAGCTCCTCCTGCATGAGGCCGTAGAAAGACTGGCTGTTGATTTTCTTGTTGATGCCCGCCACCTGATTCAGGCTTTGGAAGCACCCTCCCGTGCCTATCTGCTTCATCAGCTCCGTAGGCTCCGGGTTCTTCCCGTTCAGCAGCATACACAGGTTGTAGTCGTTCCCTTTGAAGCCCTCAAGCCCGTCGATGCCGCAGCACGTCATGCTGTCTCCCATCGCCCGCAGGCGGTTCTCCCCGGCGTAGAATTTGAGGCCGTGGCGGTGGCACTCCGCTCTGATCGCCTCGAAGTGCGGCCGCAGTACGTTCAGCGGGTAGCAATGGTCGCCCCCGATTTTCACCATGCCTTTTTTGGCCTTGTAGAACTTCATTCCCTCCACCACTACGCCGTAAACGCCTGCGGCGGCCAGCCGGGGGATATTCGCCATCACGTCCCTAAAGACCTCCGGCATATACGGCTGTATGCGGACGATTACCCGCTGCACTCTGCCCGCGAGCTTTTCCACGATTTTCAGCCGCTCCTCGTAGGGAGGTGTCCCCGGTTCGAGCGGGTCGTACTTGCTGCATACCATGCTAACCTGCACGACGCAGTTGCATTGCGCCAACAGGTCGAGGTATTCCGGGTCTACCACGAGCTTCCCCTTGGTGCTTACCACGAACGGGTACTTGGTCTCCGCCAGCAGCTTCAAGCACTCGTAGGAGGCGCGGATATTCTTCTCGATGGGCTGGAATGGGTCGCTCATGCCGCCCCAGTGGATGGGGATATTCCAGTCGCACCATGCTGTCTCCCGGCCCCGCTTTCCCTCGATGAACGAACGCAGGGCCTCCACGGTTTCGTCCCTCTGTATCTTTGCGATGTTCTGCTTCTTTTGGGCGAAGCAGTATTTACACCCGTGGCTGCACCCCTTGTAGGTGTCGAAGCGCACAGGGAGGTTACACAAGATAACCTGTGTCCCACATTTGCAGCCCATCAAATCTCCCCCTTTGCTTTCTGTATGATGGTCTCCACAAGGGCCTCTTTCCCGTAGTCCTTGACGTAGGCTTTCAGCTCCTCTTGGTCGGCCTTGTCGAATGTCAGGCTCACGTTGAACAGCTCCTCGATGGCCCGCAGCTCCTCGTCCACGGTGTCGCCGTCAATCAGGCTGTCGATGTCGTTGGTGAGGCTGTCGATTTCCTGCTGGTTGAAGCCCGTGAGCGTCGCGTCATCTCCCAGCTCCGCCAGCAGCGCGCCCAGCTTCTCCTCGTCCCATCCGCCCTCGATTTTGTTGAGGGCCACGTTGAGCTGCCGCTCCTGCATCGGGTCGAGGTCTACCACCGATACGTCCACTTCGGTCTCTCCCTCGTTCTCGAGGACGGTGAGCCTCTGGTGGCCGCCCACCACGTTGTTTGTCCGCTTATTCCATATCACCGGGATAAGCAGGCCGTAGGTGGTAATGCTGCGCCGGAGGTTTTCATACTCCGGGTCGCCGGGGATAAGGTCTATCCGGGGGTTGTAGGTCGCCCGGTTGAGGTCGCTGATTCTCTTTCGCTCTATCTGCATTACAGCACCCCCTTAACCTTGTTGATAATCGCCGTCGCCAGCTCCACCTTGGCGTTCTCCTTGGTTTTCATGTACTCCTCTACCGTCTCCCGCGCTCCCGCCGGGAGGCTGAACGTCATGGTAAATGTGCTGCGCTCTTTCCCGTCGTCGTAGCCGGAAAAGTCCTCCTCCATGAGGTCTTTGATGTGGTCGTACTGCATCAGGAGGCTTTGCAGCTCCCAGTCCTCGAATCCCGTCAAATCCATCGCCCCGGCCTCGTCCAGCTCTTGAAGCAGGTCGGCCAGCTTTCCGATGTCCCAGCGGCCCTTGACTTTATTCAGTAGGACGTTGAGGATTTTCTCGTCCCGCTCGTCGAGGTCAACGACGACGGCCTCTATCTCCTCCGCGCCCTTTTCCAGCAGTACCTTGAGGCGTTGGTGGCCGCCAACGACGCGCCCGGTGCGCTCGTTCCAAATAATCGGCTCCACGTAGCCGAACTCCTCTATGCTCCGGCGCAGTTTTTGGTATTCTGCGTCCTCCGGCTGCAAATCCCTCCGGGGGTTGTAGCCTGCTGGCTTTAGCTGCGCCGCTTTCAGCGTCCGTATTTCCACTTTCCTCTCCTTTCTGCCCTTTTTCGGGGCGGATATTCCCTAAAAAAATACGCCACCCGTTGGAAATCCCAAACAGGCGGCGTTTTCTCTCCGTGATTTTACAGCATACATTTTACCACTTCCATGAGTGAATTGTAAATGCCTGCTTTGTGCCCCGGATAGCGTCACAGCCGTTCGATGCCGCCCACGCCAAAGAACAGGGCCGTTAAATCCGCCGCGCACACGTCAATATCCTTGTAGACTGTCCTCTTATCGATGTGTTCCTGCTTGGCGATCTGCTCCGCCGTGGTGTAGTTTTCGGAGAGGTAAAGTCCCTCCAACACGCGCCAGTGCCTTTTGTCGTCCTGTCGGTTCGACCGCTCGCACATCACCTCGTAGCATTCCAGCATTTTGTTCACGTGGGTCATAATGATGCGGGTGGCGAGGTAGTTCTTCTGTATGCTCTCCACGAATATCTCCTCGTCCGCCGGGCGGCCCATGCTGCGCATGATGTCCTCAAAACTCACGTCGGCCTCCGCCGCGTCCTCGATGCTGAATATCGCGTTATCATAATAGGCGTTGAGCCGCCTGTAGTTGCGGAGCAGCAGCTTGGTATTCTGGTACTTCCAGTCGTATTGTTTCTTTCGGTAGGCCCTGCGCTCCCGCTCCACCGCTTTCACGGCGGCCTTTGCTCCAACCTCCGCCCCTGCTGCCGCGCCAATGGTTACTCCGAGATTGACGGCTGCCTGTAGCTTTTCGTCCAGCTCTCTCATACTGGCCTCGATTGCTGCCGTGACCGCCGCCTCGATAAGGGCCTTTGCTTCTTCTTTACTCGTCATAGAGATAACTCCCTCCTTTTGGTTTTCTGGTGTTGGGAGTTACCTCCCGCTCCGCTCTTTAGGGCCAACCCCAGTAGTCCGGGTCGTCCTTGTGTTTCTGCCATTCCGGGTCGTTCTTCCTCTTTTCGATGGCCCGTACCCAAGGAATGACTATGGCTATCGCCGCCAGCAGGCTTATCCCCGCCGCAATCAGGTACTCCATGCCTCCGCCTCCCCTCAAAGGAATTGCAGTATGCCGCCTATGTACCTGACCTTGTACTCCTGCACGTCCTCCGGCTTTATGTACTTCCTGCCGTACCGCGCTTTCATGTCCCGAAACACCTCCCAAGGTATTCGGAAAAACTGCTGAAAGCCGAACGATACCAGCACGAAGCACTCCGCGCCGAGGGCTGCGTGGCGGTTGAGCTGCTTCTCTTGCTCTGCGCTCACCACGCTCTGCTGCAGGCGGCCCCCGTCTGTGTGTTTTGCCTCGAATACAATGGCGCGCCCGCCCTTGAGCGTCCCCTTGTAATCCGGCTGGGCCTGTTTGGTGTAGCAGGCAAGGAACTGCCCCCGGCTGTTTGGGCGGCCCAGCGGCTTCATCGGCTCCGGGGTCTTTGTGACCTCCGCCGCCCCCGTGAGGCGGTAATGCCTGCACGCGGCCTCAATCATCTCCTCCCATATCTCCCCGGCGGCCCGGCTGCGCCTGCCCGCTACAACGGCCCTGTAATGCGCTGCGTCCATCACATCAGCCCCATTTCCGTGGCGAGCTGCGCCACCTTGTAGGCGGTCGCGCTCTTGATGCCCTTGCACTTGCCCTCTGCAAGGGCCGTGACGAGCATCTTTACTGCCGAGGTGTCTCCGATAGGCCCAGCCGCCTCCGCGCCATCCTGCGCCACGCTGGGGCCGCTGGCTACCAGTTCTGTATCTGCTGCCCGGTGGAACTCCTCGACGAGCTGCTTGTCGGTCATGTTCCGCAGCCGCACCGCCTCCTTGTGGAGGGCCAGCTCCTCCGGGGTGTAGCTGCGCTTTCTCTTTCTACTCATGGTTTCTCCTCCTGTCTTTGGCATTCCGGGCAAATGTCCTCCCACGCCTCTCCGCGCTTTTCCCGTTTCCAGCCCGCTTGTTTCCGCAGCCGCTCCGCCTCGTCGTAGGTTTTCCCCGTTGGTGAGTGCGCCCCGCATCTGTCGCAAATGAAGCGGTACCCCGAGCTTGCCTTGAGGTCTGAAAGGAACAGTACGGAAAAGAGCGCAATCCACCATCTGTCAAAGCGCATCGCAAGCAGCACCCAAAGAGCTACGCAGGTTATGTTTTTTATCAACCACGCCCATATCATATAGATGTTCACGCCCTGCCTCCTTACCGCTTGTATGTGTGGTGCCTGCCGTCCGGCCCGGTGAGCGTGATGGAGGCGGGCATCCCGCTCGCGTCCTGCGTGTAAGGCAGATAGCGGGCCTTTACGATGTGTAATTCTTTCTGGTGTCCCTTTTCGCACCTCGCACATTCCTCTTTGCTCTTGAACTGCGTCCCGCAGACCTCGCACTGGAATAATTCGAGCTTTTTCACCCCTGCGCCTCCTCTTTCTCGACCGCCCGCAAGATTTTGACCGCCTCCCGCAGAGCCTCCGCGTCGTGCTTGAAAATGCTGTCCGGGTCGTCCGGCGGTATCAGGCTCTCCCGGTCGTCGATTTGGTCGAGTAGGCTGCTGATTATTTCCTCGATTTTCATGGCCGCTCCTCCTATGTCCGCGTGTAGTGGCATTGCTCGGCGGGCTGCTTCATCTCCTGCAAAATCCTGTCGAACTCCTCCCGCGTCATGTTGTTCGGGTAAAAATAGTTCTCTACCCATTCAAAGGGCCGGAGGTAATTTTTCAGCACGTTCTCGGCCTCTGCTTTGGCCTTTTCCATGCAGAGTTTGATGTAATCCTCCTCCGTCATGTTGTAGTCTGTCACGCAGTCTACGATGTCGGAGTGCCTGCAAAAAAGGCCGTTCGGTTGCCTTGCGATAAAACCTGCCATATCTGCGCCTCCTCTCTCCCCGGAGCTTTCGCTCCGGGGAGGTTTTCTGTGATGTTGGATTAGATGTCAAAGCCCGGCGCGAAGCCATACGACCAGTTCGCGTTGTCGTCGTTCGCGCCGCCGTCCGTGTTCACATAGCAGGAGTAGTTGCCGCCCGCCGCCCTGACGGAGCGGAGCCAGTAGGGGTACGTTCCCTCGTCCCCGCACTCTTTCACGCGGTCGCGCTCGCGCTTGAAGATGGGGAGCTGGAAACTATCGTCGAGGTCTTTCCAGTAGCCCTCCTCCGAGGGGCCGAACACGTCCGTCGCGGAAAGCAGCCACATCAGGTCTGCGTATTCAATCCGCTCGCCGTCGATTTCCTCCACCATCTTGCGGGGCTTGAAGATGGCCCGCCACTCCTGCGCAATGTGGGGGAGAATATCAACAAGGACGTGCGCCCTGCCCTTGCTCTTGTAGTAGCCGCCCTTGTTGGTGGCCTCGTCGTTCATGGCCGCCTCGTCCCAGCAATCCTTGAACACAAACCGGGCCGTATTCGGGTTGCTGTACGCGCAAACGACGGTGACGCTCCCGCCTGTGTCCAGTGGAATATCAATCTCGTCGTAGGGGGAAATCAGCTCGTCTACGTTGCCCTCCTCGACGGCGGTTTTGAAGTCCTCCGGGCTGATGCCCTCGCTCACCACCATGCGGAAATTGCAGATTCCGGGGATAGCGTTGTTCTGCTGCGGAGGTACAACAAGCTCTTTGCCCTCCTCTCCCTCGATGAACAGCTCTCCGGCCTCTGGTCTGACCTTGCCCTCGCGTAACTTCTCCAAGAGCTGGTTTGCAAGGGTGTCCGCGCCGTATTCCAGCCCTGTGACCTCGATTCTGGTCTCCTCGGTGATCTCGTCCACTGTCTCGGTGTACTTGATTCTTACGTCTGCCATGATGGTCTCCTCCTATCGGTATTCTTTTCCAGTGTCTTTGTCCTTGAGCGTAATGCGCCCTACTACCTCAAATCCGGCCAGCTCCGCCGTCTGCTTCATCACCGGGATAAGCCTGCTGATTACCGCGAGGCGTTCTGCGACCTCCTGCTGCCGCTGCTCCTTGCGGATATTATTCATGGCCTCTCCGGGCGTGGGGTCGCTGTAGCCCTCCGCGTTCTTATACATGGGTCTCCCTCCTTACGTCGCAGGTTGAAGAGCCTCCGCCGCTGCGTCCATTGCTGCCTCGGTCATTTCTGCCCGCTCGCTCTCAAGCCGCCCGGCCAGTCGCTTCACCTTTTCGTCCACGGCCCGCTGCACGTCCTTGCGGTTCCCGTAGAACATGAGGAGCTGGGTGAGCATGATGATAACGTCCGCCATCTCCTCCGAGATGTTGCTCATGGCCTTGTCGTAGCTGGGCTTATCCTTGGCCCGGTGCCGCTTGACGATGGCCTTTGTCAGCTCGGACATCTCCTCGATTGCCATTTCCTCCTGCGCCCGGGAGCCGTAGGTGTCGATGGCCTGCTGCAGCACCTCCGGCCGCATGGTGGTCGGGAGGGCGTGCGTCTCGTAGGCTTTCAGCCACTCCCGAAGCTCCGCCGCACCCCATGCCGTTTGGTAGAACAGGGCGATAACTCCGTCCCAGTCGTCCGTCCCGTACTGTAGGTTGTCCGCGAGGATTTCGTCGAGCGTTTCGCCGTCAAGCTCCTCCATTTCCTGTGTGAGGCCGTCCTCTCCGGCGTGCTTCTCGTAAATCTCCCGCACGAGGTCGAGGAGAGGGATTTCCCGCTCGAAGTCCCTGTACCATGCCTCTCTGTCCTTGACGAACATCATGTTATGGGCCAGTTCCCACGCGGCCATGTCGCTGGTGTCGTCGCAAATTTTCCGTAACTCCATGTTGCTGCCCTCCTCATTCTCCGATGGTGACGTAGGCGTTGCCGCGCTTGTTCAGTTGCAGGTCTACCGGGTTCCCGCATTTCAGGCACGGGAAGTCGAAAACCTCCTCCGATACGTTCGTCTTGTACTTGAACACGCTGCCGCACTTGCATTTCAGGAACACGGGTTTCAGGTCGCGCAGCTCTGTCCTGTACCCGCACTCGCATTTCGAGTAGGAGGTCGGTGTCTTTGCGCAAAATCCCCGGAGTTTTCCACACTTTTCACACTTGACGAGTAGAAAACCTTTGTAGAGCTGCGGCTCCTCCGAGAGGTCTGGCACGGCGTTGATTTTCCCGTCGTCCGGCACGGTCTCCTGCGTGGCCTTAACGTCCACGGCCCCGAAATTGCCGAACATACGCTCAACGCGGCTCTGCGGCTTGGGTTTAGGCTCCGGGGCCTTGGGCGGCTCCTGCGCCACGCTGGGAGGCGTGGTGGCGGGTTCCTGCGGTTCCTCCCCGGCGGCGTACTGGATGGCCCGCTGCATGAGGTCTGATACCCTCTCCGGCGGAATATCGAAATTCATCTCGCCAAACGGCGTTCTCATTGTGAGCTTCACAGTGTCTCCCTCCTGTCTATGTATTCCAAGGCTCTTTCGGAGGGCCTTGTCTATGTTGTTGATTTCCTGCCGCGTGACGCGGCCAATGCGCCGTTGGAGCCTGCTCTTGCTCACTGTCACGATCTGCTCGCAAAGGGCGACTGACGGTTTCGGTGCCGAGCCGATGAAAACGTGCGTAGGCAGTCCGACCTTTTTCCGGGTCGTCAGGTAGACGACCTCGACGATGGGCGCAAATCTGTTCCCGATGTCGTTGCTCACGACAACTGCCGGGCGGTTTGCCGACTGCTCGCTGCCTACGGCTGCGCCCCCTACGACGAAATAGATGTCGCCCCGCTTTATTCCCTCCATCGTCCGCACAATGCGCCCCACTCCTTTCTGTGGATAAGGTGAACAATCTCTCTGATTTCTTTCGCCATTTTCGGGTCGTATATGCGGTAATGGAACGCTGCGGACACCTCCCTGCGGTTTCCGTGGAAATCCATAAATCCATGTTCTTCAATGGAACCGAAGTAGTTCTCCTCCTCTGGCTCTGTGAACGTGTGTTGCCGTTCGCAAATTTCCTTGAGCATTTCAAACGGGTCGTCATAGAAGCCGTTGAATTTGAAATACCTCCCGCCGTTGGAAATGAGGAATGCTTTCCGCTCCTCGTTCTCGCGGAGCTTCCAAGGGTCGTCCGGCTCCCTGCGGTTGAACATGAAGTATTCCTTTCCGTCCTTTACCATGTAGGTCGGGTACATAAAGCATTGACCTGTAAATGGGCTGTCGTCGAAGTAGCTCTCTTTTTCGATAATTTCAATCATTGCACGCCCTCCGCCTCCAATTCAGCCGCGAAAAGGGCCTCCGCCAGCTCCTTGAGCATCGCGTCGATGTCCTCCGCGTCCTTTACCAGTTCGCGGGTGGACGGGACGCCTCTCGTCCCGCTGCGCCGGGCAGAAATCCACATTTCGATGTGTTCGTCTTGGTCGAAGTGGGCCGCGTACTCCTTGACGTTCTCGACGAAGTTCTCCGCGCCCACGGTGATGATGAAGTCCTCCCCGGCGGGGGAATACTTCTCAAGCTCAATATTCCCGTCGCCGTCGTCGGTGTAGCTCCATCCCAGCCGCTCCAAAATCTCTCCGTAGGTCTCTTTCATGGCTCTGTGTCCTCCATCTCGAACAGGCTGCACTGGTTCTTGGCCTCCTCTTTGGCGCGTGCCTCCTGCCGTATTTTCCGCAGGCAGCAGCTCCCGTAGCCGTCCCTTATGGCCTGTGCGCTTGTAAGGAGGCCGCCGCATCGCTTGCACCGTCTGGCCGGGATTTGGAACACCTCGTTATCCTGCTGCTCGCTCATGTCCGTCCCTCCTCAGTCTGGTAGGTCGATGTTTACCACGATGGCCTTTATCCACGGGAGCGAATTGTACGCGCCGACAGCCTCCTCGTCGCTCATGGCCTCGAAGTCGTCGTAGCATACCTGCCCGTCGGTCAGGGTCTCCTCCACCTCGTAGAAATCGTCCTCCTCCCGGAAGTGAATCCGCTCCTCCCCGATGAAATACTCCTCGATGGAGCTGCTGCCCCACGCGCCCATCCAGCGGCTATATCCGTCGTCTTGAACAATCTCGCTATCAACCATCGCCACGACGGGCAGCTCCGGGTTTTCCTGCATGAGCTTGAAAAGCTCCTCGCGGTTCTTGCGTTCTCTGTCTGTAATCATACCTGCGGCCCTCCCGTCCTCGCGTCCGCCCACGCCATCGTCATTACCGTGCTGGTCTCCCGTAGGCGGCTGATGATCGCCACGATTTTGGTGTTGTCGAAGCCTTTGGGGGTAAGCGCGTTCGCCAGCGCGTCGGCGTTGTAGTTGGTCGTCACGATGGTCGGCTTCATATCCTCGTATCGGTCGTTGAGTATGGAGTAGAGGGTGCTCATGCTCCAATCGCTGCACTGTTCCTTGCCGAGGTCGTCTATAATCAGCAGGTCTACCCGCTTGTAGACGGAAAGCACCTCATGCTCCCGCGCCCCCTCGCTGTCGAACGACTTCTTGATGTCCATAAGCAGGTCGCTCGAGGTCTTGCATATTACGGGAATCCCCTCGCCAATGAGCTGCAACGCAATGGCCGCCGCGAGGTGGGTCTTGCCCGTCCCGTTTGTCCCCTCTATGTAGAGGCCGTCGCCCTTGGCCCGGTGGTACGCGAAGTTGTCCGCGTACTCCTTGGCGATGGCGTAGTTCTTCTTGCGGCCCGGCGTGTCGCATCGGAAATTGGCGAAAGTCCGCTGCTGGAATCGCTTCTTGATACCGCTCCGGCCCAGCAGCCGCTCAATGCGCTGCTGCATGGCCTTTCGGCGCTCCTGCTCCTCCTCTGCGGCTTTCTCCATCGCTTTCTTCCTGTCGTACTCCTCCCAATAGGCTTTTGCCTGCGGGCAGTCACAGCGGGGGAGAAAGGGCTGCCAGATAAAAACCTCGCCGCCCATCACAATGCCCTGCGGCTGAATCTCTTTCCCGCAAAACTCGCACTTGCCCGCCGGGGGCGGGTCTTTCCTCCACCGCAGCCCCCGCTCCCGCGCCTGCTGTGGGGTAACGAGGTTACTCGGTTCCTTTGAAGCCTCCCGAGGGCTTGAAGCCTCCGGGGTTGCTCCCATTCCCGCTATTGTTTCCCCTATCCGTGTAAGGGCCATAGCTGCCGCCTCCTTTGTCTGCGTAGTTGCCGTCTATGACCTTTGCCATGTTGCTGTCCTTAATCAGCCAGTCAAAAGTCGCCTGCCAGTTCCTGTCGTTCTTTCCCTTGAGGAAGCTGCTGGCCTCCGCCCGCTGGAACAGCTCTCGAAAGCTGTCCACCGTGTAGCCGTTCGCCATCCTCGCCTTGATTGCCTTTTTCCGGGCCTCCGAAAGGCTGCGCACCTTGGGGAACGATGTGCAAATCTCGTTGTAGAGGTCTCTGATCTCCTCGTACACCCCCCGCGCCTTTTGCTCGCCCGCCGGGGCCGCGTCCGATTTTCTCGGCCTGCCCCGCTTGCGGGGCTTCTCCTCCGGCTCCGGCTCGTCCGCCGGGTCTTGGTCTGCCTGTTCCTCCTCCGGGGTCGTGAACGGCTTTGACGGGGCCGACACGGTTCTCTTTGAGTAAACGTCCTGTAGGTTGTCCACAAGGCTCTGGCACCAAATGACCTTGCGCTCCTGCCAAAGCTCCAAGTCGATGTTCCCCCGCAGGGCGAGCATATCCAGTATCGCGTCCGCCTGCTCCTCCGTGACCTTTGTGAGGGCTACGAGGTACATCTTGTCCGCAGGCTGGGAGCAGTCGTAGTAGTGGCCCTCGCTCCGGCCCAGCAGCTCAAGCAGCTTAAACCAAAAGGCGTACCCATCGTTCCCCCAGCCCTGCTCAAGGATGAACTTTGTCCGGCTGTCCGTGCTGACGAAGTGTGGGAAGTAATCTACCGTCTGTTTCCTTGGTCGTCCCAACGACCGCACCTCCTTTTCGGGTGTTTCCGGGGAGAAAACTCCCCGGATTTCCCCGTGAATTACTCGTAAATGACCTTGCTGCCCTCCGGCGTTTTCACCACGTCCACGCTCTGCGGGAATCTCGACTTCATGGCCGGGTCGTGGGTGATCGCCATTACCTTGAGGTCGCCGTACCGCTGCTGGATGGCCTCGAGCGCGTCGCAATATGCCTGCACGCCGGGGGCATCGAGGAACGGGGGTTCGTCAATGAACAGGAAGCCAAGCTGCACCCCCGCCTTGCTGCTCTTAATTTCCGAGAGCGCGAGGATAACCGAGAGGGCCGCCTTGACGCGCTCGCCGCCGCTCCTGCTCATGTACGGGAGCCGCCCGGTGTCGCTGTCGTTGATGATGATGTCGAGGGTCGTGACCTCTTTCTTGCTGTTGGATTTCAGCACCTTTTCCGTCACGAACTCCACGCTCATGCGCCCCTGCGACATCTGGCCGAGGATATTGGTAGCCGTCGCCTCAAATACCGGGATAATGCTGCGGATGATGTTGTGGGGAATGCCGTCCTGCGAGAACGCCTTTTTCAGTTCCTCGTACCCGGCGGCCTTGCCACCCAGCTCGTTCATCTGCTCTTGCAGCTCCGCCGCCTGCTTGCGGGCGAGACGAATCTGCCCGAGCTTTGCCTGTAATCCGCCGATACGGAGGGAAAGCTCCTGCGCCTGCTGCTGAACAGCCTTGACCTCTGCCTCCGCCGCGTCCACCTGCGCCTGCAATTCCTCTCTGCCGACCGTCTTGCTCTGCTCGTCGGCCAGCTCTGCGCGGGCCTCCCGGATTTCCTCCTCGATTTCTGTCAGTTCGGAGCCGAGTTCCAAAATCCGCTGGGCTGCCGCCGCTTTCTGCTCCCGCGCCACGGGAAGCTGTTTCTCCTTGTCCAGCCAGCGACTCTCCGTCAAGAGCGTCCGCTGCAGCTCGTCGTAGTCCCGGCTGTAGGCCGCCGCCTGTTCGAGCTGCTGCTCGACCGCTGCCAGCTCCTCCCGGCCTTTTGCTACGGTGGCCTCTGCGTCCGACACAGACTTCTCAAGCTCCGCCGCCCGCTCTTCCAACAGGGCCAGCTCGCTCCGCTGCGCCTCAAGGTTGTTATAATCCCGTTCGGCGGCCTCGAGGAGCCGCAGAGAGGCCCGCAGCGCGTCGATTTCCTCCGGGACGTGTTTCTTATCGTCAAAAGCCTGCTGCGCCGCAGAGAGCGCGTCTGCGTTCGTCTGGCGGAGCTTCCCGCGTTCCTCCTCAAGGGAGGCGAGCGCAGCCTCCTCTCCCGGCAGCGCGTCTCTGGCCGCCAGCGCGTCCGCGAGGAACTTGCACGTGGCGTTTTCCGGGGCCGGGCACCCGCTGTCTTTCAGCAGCTCTACCTTTTCCTTGAGTGAAGCAATCCGCCCCTCGAGGCGCGTCTTGGCCTCCCGGTAGTCACGTTCCGTGCGCTCCGCCTCCGTCTGCCATGTTGTGAGGTTATCCCTCGCCGCCGTGAACTCCGGCAAGAGCTTTTCCAGCTCTGCAAGCTGCGCGGTGGCTGCCTCATACTGCTGGTGCTTCTCGGTCAGCTCTGCGGCTCGCTCGATGGCCTGTGCCAACGGCCCAATCTTCATCAGCGTGAGGGCCGCCTTTTTCTGGCGCGTGTCCTTTGCCGCACTCTCCGCCAGTGTGATCGCGCTCTCAATCTGCTGTTTCCGGGTGGCAAGGCTGTCATAGGCCGCCTTGCCCTTAATCAGCTCTTTTTCCCGTTCCAGCAAGGTCTTGTAATGCGCCACACCTGCGGTAATCTCCGGCTCCGCCGCGAGGATGGTCTCTGCGGCTGTGATGGTCGCCACCTGCGCGGTCTTGCTGGCCTCCTTGGAGGCCTGCTGCGCCGTGAGGGTGGTAATCTTGCTGTTGAGCTTCATCACCCGCGCCGCCGCCTCGAGCTGCGTGTTGAGCTTGACCTCGAGGGTGTCCACCTCTGCCGTCTTGCTCTCTGCTTGTTCCAGCAGCCCCTTGCGCTGCGCCTCCGCCGCCTCGATTTCAGCGGCCAGCTCCTCGCTGTCCGGCAGCCCCGCCGTCAGGGTGTCCGCCTTGTCCGCCAGCGAGCGGATGGTGCGGTTGGTGTCGGTGGCCCGGTTCGCCGCCAGCTCCTCCATGTCCCCGTAAATCCCCAGCCCCAAAATGCTGCCGAGGATATTCATGCGGGCCTCCTTGTCCGCCTGCAGGAATAGGCCGTACTGGTCTTGCATGATAAGGGCGCAGGCTTTCAGCGTCAGGCTGTCCATGCCGATGATGTTGATAATTTCCTGCTGGGTGTCCTTGAACTTCTCTTTGCTGCGGTCTACCCATTCGCCCTCGACGTACTCCGCGATGTTCAGCGTCGCCTTGCCGCTTTTCTGCCGGGTGCGGGTGACGCGGTAGAGGCGGTCGCCCAGCTTGAACGTGAACTTGATGGCCCCGCTCCGGGCCTCCGGGTCGTTGCAAATCCAGCCTGTCAGCTCGCCCTCTCGCGGCTCCTCGTAGAGCGCGTCCAGCATAGCGTCCATGAACAGGCTGCTCTTACCCACGCCGTTGCTGCCGTTGATGGTGCAGAAACGGATACCGTCAAAGCTGAATTTTTCCTCACGGTAGTTGCGGTAGTTCTTTACCTCAATCTCCACCGGGACGAACAGCCCCGTGTGCCGCTCCTGCGTGGCCTTTTCCGTGGCCTCCGCAATCAGGGGCCGAGCCAGCTCGACCAGCTCGCCAATGCGCTCCGGCGTGAACTCCTTTTCGGCCAAGTAGTCCGTGAGGTTGCTCTCCGGGGTGCCGTCTGCGTCCATGCTCCGGCGGTCTACGGTGATGGTGATTTTCTGCGGTGTAATCTCCTGTACCCAAAAGGCTCCGGCGGCGTAGAGCATATTCTCGAATAAAGCGTGGTTAAATGCCTTGTTGTGCTCGTCGGTGCAGTCGTAAAGGACGCGGACGATTTTTCCATTGAGATCGTCTGCCCGGTCGAGGAAGTCTGCAACCTCCAATTTGCCCGTCGTAATCCCGGCCACGTCCTCGTCGTTGAGCCGGATTGTCTTGTGCTGCCGGGTGGGGAGCTGGTGGAACGTGGAATTGACCTCGCCGCTGCCGTCGATGTCGTGAATCCAGTAGCCGCGCTCCTGTCCCTCGTCGTTGAAATTGAGCTGGGAGATGGCCCCGCAGTAGAACGTGTTCTTGCACCCCTCGAGCTGCTGCGGGCGGTGGATATGCCCGAAGCACACGAGGTCGAAGTCTGCCGCCGCCAGCGTGTCAGGGTAGACAACCGGCTCGAACTGGCTGAAAAAAGCCGTCTGCCCGCTCTCCATGTTGCAGCCCGTGATGGTGTAGTGCGATACCAGCACCGCCGGGGTGCCTGCCTCGCACTGTGCCTTGAGGCCGATAATCATGTCCGCGATAGCCTTGGTGAATACCTCGTTTTCCTCCTCCTTTGAGAGGCCGGGGTGCTGCGCCCGGTAATACCCCCGGTCGAATCCGGGGAGACAAGCGACCTGCACCCAGCCGTATGCTCCGCTGAAAACTTCCACCACCTGCGGCTCCGTGATGATTTTCACCTCGCCGTCGCCCTCGAACGCGGTCTTGAGCATTTCAAATTGCTGCTCGCTGTCGTGGTTCGGCGTGCCCCGCATAACCACCACCGGGCAAATGGCCGAAAGCTCCCGCAGGAACTTCACCGCCGTCTGCTGCTCTTTGAGGCCCCGGTCACTCCAAACTCGTGCCTGATGGAAAATATCTCCCGCGATTACCGCGATGCCGGGCTGCTGCTCCTTGGCCCCCTCCACGAGCGCGTCGAGGCACTTGCAGATGTCGAGGAATCTCGCGTTCTCCCCGTTCTTCTCCGGGCCGGGGAAATTTCCGATATGGAGGTCGCCGGTATGTAAAATCTTCATCGCCATTACTGATTGCCTCCTTCCCCTGCGAAGTGGAACACTTCAACAATCGTTCCATCGTCTGCCGCAATCAATCGGCCCTTTCCGGCTGTGCCGAAAAGTCCGTAAGCGCACCAGTTGCACCCGTCCGGGTTCCCTTTTTCTTTGTCCGGCGGCCCTGCGTGGCGGTATCTCCCAATGCACTCCTGATAAGCGGAATTAGGCCCGTCGCCTCCTGCCTCCATAAACTCGCCTACGGAATACTCTTTCCCACACATAGGACAAACAAAGCGCCATTGTTTCACATCGGCCCCAAAAAGCCGTCTCCCCTCATCCAGCCAGTCTTTTACGGGGGTGGGCGAACGGTCGGTTTTGAGCGTCGCGCCGCTGTGGAGTTTGTATTCGCACATTACTGATTACCCCCCATCTTGCGCTGGCAGTTCATACAGAGCGTGCGCCCGAACTGCTCCTGACTGTACTTCACCACGCCGTTGCTGCATTTCGCCCCACACTCGGAGCAGATGGTCGGGTCGTAGTCCGGCGCGGCCTCTGCCGCCGCCTGCTGCCGCTGCTGCGTCTGCCTCGGGTGCTCCTCCGGCATATCGCGGTAGGCGGCGTTCTCCGGCTCCGTAATCGGCTGGCCGGGGGTCTCGTACTCCATGCCCTCCTCCACGTCGTCCTCGATGAAGATGGCCCGCCTTGCCTCCGAGACGTGGCCGCCGTAAATCTCCTGCGCCGAGGAAAAGAAGTGCTTGACGGCCTCCTGCTTCACCAGTTCGTTGTCGAGGTTCGGGACGAGATAGGCCACCACGAACGGCTTGCGAAGCTCCTCGAGGGTGTAAGTGCCCTTGATGTGCATGGCCGCCCGGAGCGCCCGGTTGATAGCCTTGGTCTCGCACATCTCCGAGCGGAACTTCAAGAACTCCTTGCGCTGGTTGTCGCTCATGCCGTCCGTAACGTCCTGCACGATGATTTCCTTGTGGGCTACGATTTCGATGTTCTCCCCGGTAAGCTGGGGGACGGAAATGCGGGCCTCGAACTTCACGTCTTTGTTCGGGCAGGCCCCGCAATTCACCGGGCGGCCAATGCCCTTGTTGACCTCCGCGCACTTTTGGCAGGTTGACGGCACGACAGGCCGGGTGTTCAAAATCTTAATGCCCGCCGCCCGCATGAGCTTGTTGAGGCCCTTTTTCGTGAGCGCCCACCCTGCGGGCTTTGCCGGGTGGTGCTGCCCGTCCCGGCCCGTCCATTCCCGCGTGGCCTTTTCCTGCTCGTAGATTTCCTTGTCCGCTGGGTTGGTGGAAATCTGCACCACGTTCATCACGGGCTTGTGGATGTCGGCAATCTCTGCCACCGTCTGCATTGGCACGAGCAAATTAAAACGCTCCGCCGGGTACTGCTGTGTGATTTGCAGGGCGTTGTGTCCGCTGCCCGTTGTCGCTAAACTGTTTGCCATGTAAATTCCTCCTATTGCATTCTCTTGGGTTCTGTGATACAATAGGGACACTGGTTAGGGATGGCTCGCGCCTCATGGCGTGGGCTGTCCTTTTTTTATCCCCATTTGCTCTATGTACCTGTAGGCTTCCCAAAGGTCTTGTGTGAGCTTCGAGAAGCGATTTCCCTTGACGGCCTCCGCGATAAGCTGCGCCAGATACCACGGCTCCCGCCTCGCTCCGTCTGCGTCTCCCTCCCGCTCGATGATTCTCTCGAGCTTATGCTCCGCGTAAGCTCTGGCACCGTCCCACTCGGACGGCGTTATCTGTGAGCCGAGGTATTGCTCCGCCTGCTGCTGTAATGTCTCCTCCGTTCTGATCGCCTCCTCTCCCTGCCGTGCTGCGGCTATCCTCCGGCCCCTCCTTGCAGTCGCAAGCCTCTCCGAAATCGAGGTGCGCCCCGCAGTCAGGGTAAATGTTGAACTTCATCCGTGTTTTCCCTCCTCGAAAATCTTGTCGCATACCTGCTTGTGGATGATGAAAAACGCTCCGCAGAACAGAATGCCAATCAAAAGCCATTCGCCGCCGACCGCGCTGTATCCGCGTAGCTTGTGCGCCAGCGGAATTAAAATCGCTGCGACCGCTCCCGCCTGCAGGCCCGCCGCCAGCAGCTCCGCCGTGAATACCACCGTCCAAGCCGCCGCCCGGCGGAGGCTTTGTCTGCGCCGTTTCCTGCGCCGCACTTCCTGTCTCGTCATGTCGTCCGCCTCCTAACGGTAAAATCTGTGGTTTCCCTCTTGGAACAGGTACTCGAGGTTCCTGCTGTGCCAGCTATCGCTTTCGCAGCTCTCGAAGTACAAGGCCCCTTGGCTCTCGTCCCATCCCATACTCACGAGGCGCAGCGCCTCCCGGCAACTCTCGTCCGGCTCCGTCGTGTAATACCTGCCGCCCGGCTCCGTGACGGAAAACTGCCTCGGCTGGAATATGACTTCCTCGATGGTGTTGGGGAACTCGTCGCTCCATACCCGGTTTAGGACTACAAGAATTACCAGTGCCTTTCCCTCGACGCTCTCGCCCTCTGCCTCGGCCATCGCAATTTTCATAAGCAGCTCCGCGTCCTCCGCGCCCCAGTCCCGGCTTCCAATCAGGCTCTCGTATGTATTTTCCTCCGGGGCCTCCGTCGCCTCTGGCGCGGTCTCCGGCTCCGGCGTGGCCTCCGGGCGGGTGGTGATCGCCGGAGCCGCTGTTGCTACCACCTGCGGCTCATAAACCGCTCCCGGTAGGCTGGGCGCTGGCGCAGGGGTTCCTTGTGCTATCGTGCTGAACGCCGCCCCCGCCAGCATAACCGCCGTTGCCATCGTGACAACAATCGGCGGGTATTTCCGTATCTTGCTCCTGTTCATAAACTCCGGCTGCGGCTGCTGCGTTGAATTGCCTCTGCGCCTGCTGTGCGATACGCTGTAAAAGCCACTCGACCTCGCTGGCCGTCTTTTTGCAGTAGTTGTCAGCTATCCGTATTCGGGTATTCCCGATGTGGAAATCCCTGACAACATTCGCCGCAACCATCTCGCACCTCCCTAATCGAATTTTCCGAGCCTCGCCGCCTTTTCCAGCACGGCGAGGTTTTCGTCTGCCCTCCGGCGGAACTCGAGGAGCTTTTTCTGTACCTCCTCCAGCGTGGCCCACTCCCCAGCCGTTACCTCTCCGTCCTCCATGATGAGAGATAGCTGCTTTGTGACCTCCTCCATCTCGTAGACCGAGTTTTGGAGCCGTATCAAGGCCCGCTCTGCGGGCATTTCGGGTATCTCCCGGCAATCCTTTCCAAGCGGGCACTCATTCACGCAGTACCAAGACCGCAGCTCCGGCTCGTTGTATGCGTCTGCCATCAGCGCGACCACGATGTTCGGCGGCCTCGTGATGTCCAGCTCGTACTTCTTGAGGCTGTCCTCCGTCACTCCGGGGAGGTATTCAATGGCCCCTGCCCTTGTCAAGAGCTTTTCGTTGTACTTTGCCGCCCGCATTCGGGCCTCGTAGTACCGGTTGCCTACGGCTTTTGTAGCCTGCCTTGACATTTATTTTCGCCCCCTCTCGCGGTAGAATTATTACAGGTTCAGACAAGAGACTTGACGCGAACGGCGACGCTCTTTCGCCTCTTTTTGCCCGTTGTGCCCCATTTTGGGGCGTTTCGGGGTAAAAAAATTTACTTCCGGCCCACGGGCATGGTGTTGTCGAAAATGTCGTCGCCGTAGTAGTTCAGCACTCGCTTAATCCGCAGCGCGAGCCGCAACGCGGGCTGCTTGTCTCCTGTCTCGATCTGCGCGTAGTGGCTGCGGCTCGTTCCCACCGCAGCACTGAACGTCTGCTGGGTGTAGCCGTTCGATTTCCGCAACTGCTGCAACTTCGCTCTCATGTTCTCGCTCCTTTCCTTGCGTGTGTCCCGTTTTGGGGTTCTGTAGAGCATTATAGTCCCTTTTTGGGGCAAAGTCAACCAATTTTAAGAACTTTTTTCGCAACCTCTTGATAATTGCCGATTTTAGGGGCAATTACTACACAAAACGGGGCAAAAATGCTATGATTAAATTTAACCGTGGAGGTGCTGTCTATGCAAAACTTTTCCAATCGCCTGATTTCCCTGCGCAAAGAGCGCGGCCTTACCCAAGAGGACTTGGCGAGGCTCATTCACAAAAAGCGTTCCACCGTCTCCGGGTACGAAACGGAGGGCAAGGAGCCTGACCTCGATACCGTCTGCTGGCTGGCCGATTACTTCGGCGTGTCCACCGACTACCTGTTGGGCTACTCCGACGAGCGCAACCACGTCGAGCAGGTCTTTTTCAACGACAAGGTGAACTTTGAGCGGCATTTCAAGAATATGCCCGCCGAGCTGCGCCCGGTCGTCTCCAAGTGCTTCGATAGCTTCTACCTGCTGCTGTCCCGCGATATGCAGCTCGCCCGGCCTGAACGCCTCCGGGTTTACGAGGAGCTGCTTCACACGCTCCAAACCCAGCGCGCCGACATCCGCAAGGCAATCGAGGCCTCCGGCGGGGCCGTTACCGACCCCGTTGCTCTGTCTGACCTCATGGCTATGCAGAGCCAGCTCAAAAACTCCGTGGCCGCTCTGCTGGATAAGCTCATGCAGGCAGATATGGAAATCGCGTTTAACGTCAAGAGAGACGAAGATGCCGCGTTCAAAAGCGGGTCGGCAATGTGATCTACGTGGACTTTCGCCCCTCCCGGTGAGGGGCGTTTCCTTTGGAGGTGAATCCCTATGCACAATTACCCACCCCTGTCCTCCGCCGAGGAGTACTGTATGTACCTCCGCAAGTCCCGCGTAGACATCGAGGCCGAGGCCCACGGCGAGGGCGAAACGCTGGCCCGCCACGAAAAGCTCCTGCTTGAAGTCGCCCGGCGCGACCGGCTCAACGTCACCCAAATTTACCGGGAGGTCGTCTCCGGCGAGACCATCGCCTCCCGGCCCGTCATTCAGCACGTTCTCCAAGAGGTCGAGCAAGGCCGCTGGGCTGGCGTGCTCGTCGTCGAGGTGGAGCGTCTTGCCCGTGGCGACACCATCGACCAGGGTATCATGGCGCAGACGTTCAAGTATTCCGGCACCAAAATCGTCACCCCGCTCAAGGTCTACGACCCCAACAACGAGTACGACGAGGAGTATTTCGAGTTCGGTCTGTTCATGTCCCGCCGGGAGTATAAAACAATAAACCGCCGCTTGCAGCGGGGCCGCCTTGCTGCCGCAAAAGAGGGCAAGTGGGTCTCCGGCGTGGCCCCCTACGGATACGAGAAAATCCGCGTGCCGAACGATAAGGGCTGGACGCTGCGCCCGGTCGAGGCAGAGGCCGATATTGTCCGCTTCATCTTCCGGCTCTACACCTCCGGCGAGGAGGGGGAAAGCGGCGAGGTGAAAAAGCTGGGGACGTACTCGCTCGCCGTGCGCCTCGACCGCATGGGTGTTACCCCTCCGGGCGGCGCGCCGTGTTGGAGCAGCACCACGATTCAGTCAATCCTCGAAAACCCCGTCTACATTGGCAAAATCCGCTGGAACGTCCACAAGACGAAAAAGCGCGTTATCGGCAGCTCCGTCCGGGTCGAGCACTACACCGCCCCCGAGGAGGAGCAGGTCTTTGTTGAAGGTCTGCACCCGGCCATCGTGGACGAGGCTGTTTTCCTCGCGGCCCAAGAGCTGATTTCCCGGAAAGGGCCTCCGCCCGTCCAAGCTGCCAACACTGTCACCAATCCTCTGGCCGGGGTGCTTGTCTGCGGCAAATGCGGCCGCAGTATCGTCCTCCGGCCAAACGCCTACGGTGGGCTGCTTATGTGCCCCAACCGCGCTTGCAATAACGTCGGCTCCAAGTACGACATCGTGGAGGAGCGGCTGCTGCAAGCCCTCTCCCAATGGCTGGACGATTACCGCCTCGAATGGTCTGACCGCCCTCCCTCCGAGGAGCAGGCCCTCATGGAGCTGAAAGCCAAGTCTATCCGCAAGGCTCAGTCCGAGGTGGAGACGCTTCAACGCCAGCTCGAGCGTACCCATGACCTCTTGGAGCAGGGGGTCTACGATACCGAGATGTTCCTTTCCCGTTCCCGGTCTATCACCGGGCGTATCAATGCCGCTCAAGATAGCATTGCCTCACTTACCTCCGAGCTGGCCGAGGAGGAGGCCCGCTCCGCCTCCCGGCGGAATATCATTCCCAAGGTCGAAAAGCTGCTGGAAGTCTACTCCGTGCTCCCCTCCGCGCAGGCCAAGAATGATATGCTCAAGGGCGTGCTGGAAAAGGTCGAGTACACCAAACTCCATCGCTCCGGCCGCAACGGGCCGTTCGACAACTTCGAGCTGCTGCTGTACCCCAAACTGCCGCCCTCCGGCCTCAGGGAATAACGGAAATAATTTAAAGCCGTCCATTTCGGGCGGCTTTTCTTTGTGATAACCTTGCAGGCGTGATAA